CCCCAGCAGGTCGCGTATCTCTTTGAGGTCTGACCGGTAATCGTCCCGCGTCACATAGGTCTTGGGTAGCTCGACCGACAGGCGGGTCAAGTCGGCTTTCAACTCCTTGACCGCTGACCACAACTCCCTTGCGAACCAGCCGGTAACCGCGCAAGCGGTAGCAAGGCCAATGTCGATCAGGTGTTGCGAATCCATCAGATCATCCTAGCAAGGAGTGGCACCGCCCCGCCGGCGCACGTCGCCAGGGCATCGAACCATTCTACTCCGTGCGTGGGCCTCTCTGACCGTTGGTTGGAGAGCCAGTCGAGCACCTCCTTGCCCACTGCGGCTAGCACCACGAGGCCATAGGCTGCGTCAGGGCGGCGCAGGATGGCCAGCGCCAGCAGGAAGATCAGCGCGCCGTAGACGGCGTGGTTGGCCTTATCTTGCGGGAGCGAGGGCATTGTTGTTCTCTGTGTTGGCAAGAATGCCGCCTGCGGTTGCAGGCCGAGCGGCGCGGCGCAGCAGCGCGTTGGTCAAGTCTTGCTTTGAGCGGTTGGCCATCGCCGACTCTATTTGCGCCGCTGCCAGCGCAGGGTTGGACATCTCACGCGCCAGTTCCAGCGCCATTTTCTCATCCATAGAACCTGAGAGTTGTTTGAAAACCCCGTTGAACACGGTGATGGTCCGGTTCAAAAACGAAGGCAACGGAAGACCGGCTTGTTTGCCGACCTCAGTTGCAATACGCTCGCCAGTTGGACCGGCAGGCCGGCCAGCTTTTGCCAGGCTTTCATACTCAGCTTCCCGCGCTAGGTCAGCCCGCACCAAATTTACTTTGGCCAACTGTTGCGGCGTCATGTTCTTGGTGAGGTCAGCAATACGCTGTTCAACCGCAAGCGCGTTGGCGCCTGGCGGCAAAGGGGGACGCAACTTGTTGCCGCTATCCTTTGCCATCTGGTTAATGCGAGCCAGCCGCGCCGCGTCTTTGTTGATGACATCGAGGCGCTGCGTCAGGTTCATGCCGGCATTGTCAAGGATGCCCAACGGGCGAGCGTAGTCCTTCATGAACTGCGCTTGCTTCGATGGGATGACGTTGCCAAGTTCATCTGTCACCTTGCGCCGGTACAGGTCTTCAATGCCCGACCGCGCCACCTTCATGGCGTCTGGGTTCTTGCCAAAAAGGTCTACAAACTGGCCGGCTTCGCGCTCGCCATCTTTGCTGAAGAACTTGGTGATGACATCGTCCGCATTGACCTTTGGCTCGTTCAACGCGGTCTGTTTGAACAGGTTTGCGTTGACGCCAGTCTTGAATCGAGGGACGTACTCGGTACGGTACAGGTTGACTGCTTTTGCATACGCCTCTTTGGCAACGTCAGGAAGCGTGGTGCTTTTGCCGACCGCGTCATCGATTGCGCCGTGGATGTCGTACAGGTTTCTCAGCGCAGTTGGCGACATGGGCTGAGTGCCCAACTTGGCCGCAGCAATGTCCGCGTTCACTGCTTTGCGAAGATCGTCCAACTGCTGAAGCGTTGCCGTGGGCGGGCCAGCTTTTGGCGCTACACCCTTGATGTTCTTGCTCACCAGACCGCCGCCGATTGCTTGCGCTGGGGGTTCAGTTGGTTTGAACGACAGCAACTTGCGAACGGTGTCAGGCGCCGACTCGGGGGCAAAGCTAGACAGTTTGCGCTCTAAGATTGATTCGGCTTTGGCTACGACATCCGACACATCGATGGCGGCATCGCCGGCTTCTTTGAACGCAGCGGTGTACGCAGGCTGGATTACGCCTTTTTTGACTGTTTCTTGTTCTGCTTTGGCAGCGCCCAACAAACTATCGCCCACTTCGCGAGGGCTGACATCAGTCAATCCACGGTCGATCTTTGCCTTGGTGCGGTCCATAGCAGCGCCAAAACGCGCTTGCGCCTGCGCTTCTTGTGCAAGCCTAGCGGCGTTGCTTTGCGCAGCTTGGCCGGCAAACCCGGTTGCCATTCCAGGCACTTCAGTAGACGCCTGCCCAAGCGCAGAGAACCGGGCGCTACCTACAGGCGCAGCTACTTGCGCCGCTGTAGGGGCGCTGCCAGGCACAATGACTGCCTCGGGGCTTCGTAGCGCGTTGAGGATGTCTTGGCCTTTGCCTTCAATTGCCTGTATGTAAGTTGCCTCTTTTGGCGCAAACACCTTTCGGCGAAACTCAAGGCCAATTTTGGCAACTGGTGCTACAACGGCAGGAACTACTGCGCCAATAGCAGCGCCCATGCCGGCGTCTTCTGGGTTCACCAATCCAGCAGAGATGGCACCGGGAACAGCGCCGCCCACAGCGCGAGTAGCAACGTTCTTTACGCCGGTCAACCCGGTCTGGCCAAACCCAGATGTCTCTAGAGCAGTGGCAACTGGCGTCAGGAACCTAGCCAATGACGGTGCCATCGTTGCAACTTTTGTAAGCGGAGCGGCTACAAGCCCACCGACAGGCGCAGTTGCAACCATCTGGGTGCCCAAGCGGGCGCTGCTGGCAAGGGCAGACTGGCCGTACCGTTGATCGTACTCGGCTTTTGCTTTTGCCTCTGCCGCTTCTGCCGGAGCGCCGCCGACTGCGGACAACAACGTGCCGGTGATGTCGCGAGCGCCTCGGTTTACACCGGCCAGTAGATGTGCCGGGATGGACTGCTTCACGCCTTCGAAGAACTGATCCATTCGCGACGCAGGCGTTGCCGCAGGCGCTTGCGGCGCACCAGCGGTCGGAATCTCACTCATTGCAGCGCCGCGAGTCGGTTCTGGTTGGCCGGAAGCCTTAGCTTCCAACTCTGCCATGCGGCGCAGCGCTGCCAATTCTTCGCGTGGGTCCATAATTATTTACCGCCAAATCTTTTGCGAAGCTGATCGAGTTCGGTTTGTTCTGCGGGCGATAGCGCGTTTTGCCCCGCAGCAGGTCTAGCTTGGCTTGGCGGCGCCCCGCCTGTCTTATAATCATAAGTCATGTCGTATGCGTCTCGCATACGTTGTTTGGATACGCGAGCTACATTGGCGGCGTCTGACAAAGCTCTTTTTAAGTCGCCCGTGTCTTGCGTGCGGTTAATTGGCGCAAACGCATCGCGCAAATATTGACCTTCTTGGTTAGACACGTTGCCTAGCGCCCCGCCAGTTGGCGAAGCCGCACGCATGGATTGCAATTCTGCAAAACCACCACGCGCCACAATACTGTCGTACAACGCTTGGGCCGCACGGGCTTCTTTTGTGACCGCAGGTGTGCGGCCATAGATAAGACCAGAAATACCGGACAACCCTGGATGGTTTGCCAATTTTTCTAGGTCAATTACCAATGAATCAGTTTTTGACTCAAACGTTTTAAGCGCCGAAGTGGCTTGAGGATATTTGGCTTCGCGTTGCTGGATTTCTTTTGGAGCCAATCCTTCTTGCGCAGATGCAGGCGTCATCCCTTCCGCAATTGCGCGTTCGCGGCTGACAAGAATTGGCTTACCTGTAGCGGGATCGACTACCGGCACTGGGGCTGATTCAGCGCGAGGCTGCGCTGGTGCGCGGGCAGCCGCAGCCATACGGAGTCTTTGTGCTTCTACGTCCGGCGGGAGTAGGCGGTCTACCGGTTCTGGGCGTTTAGCAAGCTCCATGCGAATTCGTTGCGCTTCTACGTCCGGCGGGAGTAGGGCGTCTTTTGGCGTCATTTGCGCCAACGCTCTACCTCGTTCGCGCATGCCCGCGCTTGGGCTGACAAGCATGTTTCGTATCTGATCGGGCGTAAAATTTTGATCTGTTGCGCCTGCCCCCAGCCTTGCGGATTCCGTGCTGTACACATCTTCTTCATCTAGCGCACGAAGACCTTTGGTAGCTAGTTCTACTACGCTGCCTTCTTTGTTCATCAACCCGAATTGCAGCATACTGGACAGCGTAGGGCGATCCAATTTGTGCCCGCCCTCGCTCATTTTTGCGCCAAGTCCAGTTAAGAACGCTTGCCTTTGCGCGGCGCCTTCTGTTGCGGCGCGGCGTTGGTCAGCTAATGCAGACCGTTCTTCTCGCAAACCGAGAGCATTCTCGGACTGCATTTGCATCTGCTGCTTGGCTAGCTGATTTTGCAACGCTTGTTGCTGGCCTTGCGCGTATCGCTCTCCAAAACTTGGCTGCGACGTAAGCTGGGAGAAATCAAGAGCAGCCATTAGTAAGTCCCTTCGTAAGGTACGCCGCCGCCAAACATGTTGTTAAAATTTGGCGGGCTTCGTCCGAACTGCGCGCCAATATCCCCGATTGCTTTACCATACGCTGAACTGCCGGCGAGGGTAGCACCGCCAGTATTGACGCCCATCTGACTTAGCATATTGCTTGCGTTGGCGCCGTACTGGCCTGCTTGGCCAGCTTGCCCAACCGCTGCCGCCTGACCGGACGACATCAGGCTACCCAACGGTGCCAGTTGGTTCTGGCGGTTGGTCTGGTAGCGGTTGAAAGCGTTGCCGTACTCTTGCGAGGCAAGACCTTGCGCGTAGTTTTGCATCCCCATCATCGTACGGCCACCGCCAGCGCCGCCTTGGGCGCGGGCCTGGCTACCCAACTGCTTCAGTCCCTCGCTCAACCGGAAGGCATAGCCGGGGTCTTGCTGGTAGTCCTGCATGCTGAAGTCTTTGGCGTACCTGCCATACCCCGCTGCACCAGTGTCGCCGCCTAGCCCCAGCATCTCCATCAGTCGGTTCTGACCAGTCAGGCCGGCCTGGCGATACGGTTCTGAAAGACGCTTCTGTTCGTCGAACATCTCCCGCTGAAGATCAAGCCCTCTTTGGTTCTGAGCGTTGGCTTGAGCAGCGGCATCGGACGCGGCGTCGGAAGACATCTTGCCGCCGATGAGGCTGGCAGCAGCGGGGATAAGGAAGGCGAAAGGCACGTTAATGCTCCTCTATCAAGACTTCATCGACAGATTCGATGTCGGTGCAATCGGTGGCGTGGATGCAGTACCACATCACGTCTGTAATGGCGCGGATGCTATGGACTTTCCCCGCTTTAATTGTCAAGCACGCAGGAGCGTGAACAACCGATACTTTATCATCAACCAGCAGTTCAACCGACCCAGTAGCCAAGATAGACAGGTGGTCAAACTTGTGCTTGTGCTGCACACACAAGTAGCCCGCAGGAATGCGCGCCTCCTTGGCGTACACACCTGAACTGAAGTGGTGATGGATCAACATTTCCATTTTTTAAGCGCCAGCGCCTTGCGGGTAGGCTCGCCCTTGGCGTCCTTCATCGGGCCAGGCACGCCGCCCATCCTAGCGCAGAACGAGTCCTTGCGCGCCCCACCCTCGGGTTGCGGTGGCTTCAACCCAGGCTTGCCGGGGTTGGCCTTGTTGTACGAGGCGCGGCCCTTGGCGTTCAAGCCGCCCTCGGGGTTCTTTCCTTCGGCTCTTTGCCAGGCTGGAGTTTTCATGCCGCTGCAATCGTGGTGACGGTGCCCGATGAGCCCCGGTATTTGAGAGCGCCGGCCTCGACGTAGAGTTGGCCCATGCCTGCTGGGGAGGTTGTCGGCGCGGTGCCGTCGCCAATGCCGATGACTTTTTCAGCATTGGTGCCCCAGACAGCGGGTTGTCCGTTGTTGAAGCCAATGTTGCCGGTGCTGCTGATCTGCATCCTAGCCACTGGCGGCAGGGTGCTGTTGTTGGTGCCGGTGGCAAACGAGAAGGCTGTAGGGACAGTTCCCGCAGACACCGCACCGTCAACATACACCGACATGTTGGCTAGGAATTGATTGCTTGTGCCATCTGCGCCGCCAAACAACCACGCGCCAAGCGAGTCGTTTTGCTGCACCGCAGTGGTGGACGTAGCCGTTGTGCCGCGAGTTTTAAGAATATATACGGCAGCGCTGGCAGCGGTGTCGGAATAGCCTCGTTGTATTATGCTGGGTGCAAACGTAGTAGCAGCCCCAAACACTTGAACGCCAAATGCACTTGCGCTAGACGTAGGCCCACCCACCAGAACTTTGGTCGGAATGGCAACAGTGCCGGTAAGCGAAGGAGACTCCGAAAAGACTAGGTTGGTACTTGTGGTGCCCGTTGCGCCTGCCGCTGTGTATCCAGTGATGTTGTTGAACGATGCAATGCTGGCGGTGATAGCGTTTGTACCGCCGTTGGCCACCGGGATCGCCGTGCCGGAGTAGGCAAGGGCAAGCGTTCCAGCAGTAGTGATTGGCGACCCGGTGACGCTCAGAAACGCCGGTACGGTAGCTGCTACGCTGGTGACGGTGCCAGTCCCTGTTACCGTTGCCCAAGTCGGGGCGCTTGCGCCGTTTGATTGCAGAACCTGGCCCGCAGTGCCGACGGCAGAGAATGCGTAGGCTGTGCCGGTGCCGTAAGGCACAGCGCCCGCCGTAGGCGTTGCGGTAGCGTTCGTACCGCCATTGGCAACTGCCAAGGTGCCAGCAAGCGTAACGGCGCCAGCAGTTGCGGTCGCCGGTGTCAGGCCGGTAGTGCCGCCAGATACGGTGGTCTGCGTGGCGGTAACCGTTGACTGCTTGGTGACGCCGCCCTGCACCACTGCGACAAGCTCAGTGCCGGTGATTGCACCGGCTGCAGGAAGGTTTGATATTTTGACGCCGGCCATGATGGCTCCTTATGCTGCGAAATATTGACCAGTGATGACAACGTCGGCGCTTGCCGCCCAGGTCGGCACATAGATGACGTTGCTGTTGACCAAGCCGGTGCCGAACCCAAGTGCCGTGACGTTCGATGCGGCAACGCAAGTGCCAGCCACCACGGTCGAGGTGGGCGTGCTGAAAGAGGTTGTACCTGCCGTCGCTGCGGTGCTGGTGGTGCTGGTCACGCGAATCGTGAAGCTGACGAAGTCACCAATGCGCTCAAAGGTGCCGACATAGGTCGGAGTGCCAACAATCGTCAGATTGGTTGCAACCGGTGTCCAAGTGCTCTTGGTGACGTAGGAGTCGGGCAGCGTGGTTGCGCCGGTGATGTTGAAGAGTTGAATGTGGCGGGTGTCGGTGCCGTTGTTGGTGATGGTGCCGTTGTAGCCTAAGCCATAGGTAACGGTGTTCTTGACGCCCGCGTCAATCTGTAGATTGTAAATTTCCCCGCCATGAAACGCCGCGCTGTTGCCGCCATACATCCACACAAGCCCGCTCAAAGTGTTGTCGGCTAGGACGTTAATGAACGAAGTTCTTAGGCCAGAATTCTTGATGTGGAACGTTGTCGCGTCTCCAAGAATACCGTTGGCCTCAAGGTCCATTCCAATAAACGTGTTTTCACTGTTATTGGGACCAATGAGGATGCCGCCGTAGCCGGAGGTAAAACCGTTGCCCTCAACCGTTCCACCGACAAAGGTGTTCATGGCGGTTTCGTCCAACACCAGCCCGTTGCCGCTGGTCCCCTCGATGATGAGGTTGATCCAAGTGCAGTTAGAACATTGTTCGCCAGCATTGCGCAAGCCAAGACCAACACCAATCACAGATGGTGTAACGAGGCCAGGCTCATTGCCAGAATGGCAAAAGTCATAGAACGAGTTGGACACCATGAAGTTGCACAGCATGGCGTAGGCGGGGAAATTGATAGGCCGCAGCCGATTAAACTGGCTGTGCGTGATGCCCCGGATGAAGACGCCGATGGTCGCTGCGCCTGTGCAGTTGATCGTCAGGTTGTCAATCACAATGTCTTGCACAACCGTAGTGGATGGAGCCGCTCCAGCATCAACAACCAGCCCCGGCCCAGCGCCGGTGATGTTGAGCACAACCCGCCCAATGCCGTAGATGCGAGCGCCCAAGATTGCAAAGTTGGGCAGACTGGTAACGTTGTAGGTTCCTGCCGGGATGGTCAGTTGGCGAGAAACGTTCCAAGCGTTGGCAAACGCAGTGGTGTTGGCGGCGGCGCTGCCGCTGGTGGAGAACCCGAAGTCGGCAACGCTGTAGGAGTCGCTTAGTTTGCTCTGGACCGTGCGCGTGGTGCCTGGCCCGGTCTGCGTGAAGCCAACCAGAGTCGAGCCTGTGCTGCCGGCCAGCAGTGCCTCAAACGCAAGCAGGTCGTTGATAGCCTCTTGCGCTTCGATGTTGTCGACAGTCCAGATGGGAACCGCAGGAGCGTCAGCAGACGCCAACACGAACTTGTACGCTGCGCCGTTCAGCCACACACCGTTGGGCGCCTCGCCTCGGGCGTCAAGTTCGATGTCCACCGGGTTCTGCGTGGTGCCGCTAGCGTCGGTGTAGGTCGCCAAGGGGGTGGTGGTGCCTGCCGCGTAGGTGTACAAGTGCCCACCGACCAGCGGGATGCCGCCAGCAGTGAAGAACTGCAACTTTGGAGGGGGAGAAAGAGTTGCGCTCATGGCGTAGCCTTAGACGGATGTAATGGTTTGCCAGGCCGCGCCAGAGTAAACGCAGAGTTTGGCAAGCGTGGTATCAAAGATCACCAGACCGGCGGCAGGAGCGCTGATGGCGTTCTTCTGCGTTGTGGTCATGTTGGGGAAACGCACGCCTTGGGTGGTTGATTGTGCATCCAGCACGGCGGATGCGGCTGGCGTTGCGCCGATACCAACGCTTCCAGAAAATACCGGAGACGCAGAAAAAACCAGGTTTGTGCTGGTCGTGCCGGTAGCGCCAGCGGCGCTGTAGCCGGTAATATTGTTGAACGAGACGATGCTAGCTGTGGACGCACTGGTGCCGCCGCTTGCAACGTTAAGGACGCCGGCTAGGGTGACCGCGCCGGTGGTTGGCGCAGCCGGGGTCAGGCCGGTGACGCCGCCAGCCCAAGACAGAACGCCCGTGTTGGCAAGGGTGATGCTGCCAGCGGCGTTGGTCACCCCAATGCCAGCGCCTGGCGTCAGTGTGTTGAGTGTGTACCCGACAGCGTTGCCAATGAGCAGTTGGCCATTCGTCGGTATGGCCGACAAGCCCGTGCCGCCGTTGACTGGCTGAAGGGTGTTCTGGTTTTCCCCAACAATTGCGTACAGCCCGTTGAAGAACCGAAACCACTCCGTCGACACCAGACCTGTGTTGCTGTCAACGATGGGCACACGCGGCGCCGGGACTTGGGTGAGATTAAGCATTGGTCGGGGTGATGAACAGTTCAGCGCCCATGATGGCGATCTTCACCGGGTCAGTGCCTGAGACCTCGTAGACCCGGTCCCGGAGCTTTTCGGTCATACCAAGGCGGCGCCAGATGGTGCGGTAACCGTACTGACCAATAGCGCCCATCGAGCGCCAGTGCTCGTTTGACCAGGTGTGCCCGCCATCGTCCGACCAGCGCAGCATGGCTTGCGGGTTGACACCTTGGACTGTAGCAACCGTAACCAAAAGGTCTTCCCCGGATTCCGTCAATAAGTCTTCTTCCCCACCTAGTAGCGAGGCTGTAATGTAATCGTCTGCTTCGCTTATTATGCGGTCGCTTGCTTCTGACGTAAGATAAGTGTCGACGTATGTTTCAGCCAACAAAGGTTCCAGCGGCGTAGAGGGGTCGATCCCGTTCAGCCCGACGCCAGACTCAGCGTCAAGTTGCAGCGAGTGATGTGCCGTGCGCTTCAGGTTGTTCTGGCCGGTCGGCAGCGCCCGCCATGACCGCAGCCACCGCTGAATCTGACCGTTGTCGGCGTAGACATCCAGATCAAAAGCGTAGATGTTGCCGTTCTCAAAGTCGCCAACGATGATCGTGCCACCGAAGTTGCACTGGCAGTTCGACCGGTGCCGGTACTGGCCCTCATCGCCGCTGGCGCGTTCGTGCCAGGCTTGCACCGACACATCGTAGACCCAGGTCTTGCTGGCAGACGGGAAGTTCAGGACGTAGAAGGCGTGGCCCTCTTGCTGGTAGGTGTAGGCTACCGCGTCAGAGATGTTGCCATACTGGGCAATGGCGTACTCGATGGCGTGGGTCGAGACCCTGACGCCGCTGTAGCCGTTGTTCTTGTAGACGATGCCCTGCCCGCGAGCGTCAGTGCCCAGCCAGAACAGCGCATTGTCGAGCTTGGCAACCGAGTAGGGAGCCGCACAACCGATCTCGTTGAACGCGCCTTGGACAGGCGTCAGCGGGAATCCGGTAAGCCCAGCGTTGTACCAAACTTCGACCGAGTCAGTACCAAACACCCACATCTGCCGGTGGTCTACGTTGATCGCCACCACACCGTCAGGAGAGCCATCCGCAGGGGCGACCGTCAGCGGGTCGAACACCAGCGGGTATATCTGCACCGGTGGCGTGGTCAGGGTCTGCGTGACCACAGACCACAGGTTCTGACTGTTTGGCTCATTGAAGACAAACAGTTGGTCGATGTACGCGACAGTGACAGCGCCGGCAAAGTCGGGGCTGGTGATCGCATCAAACGAGCCTGTTGGTTCGTGGTAGGTGTAGCTAGGACCGTTGCAGGC